GTAGTCCACTGTAAGGATTCATACCTGTTTCGTATGGAATCTTAACCTGCACACCTTCAAACGGTTTAGCATAACGTGTTTTCATAACCTTACAGGCTGCACGAATACCACGTACTTCACTAATCTTGTTACCGTCTTCATCTTCTTTTAGTTTCAACTTCTTCATTGCTACTACAATAGATGATGCATAGATAAAGCCTTGACCACCGCTAATCTTGTCATCTGGATCAAACATATCTTGCGATGCATACGTGTGATTAGTACATACCATACCAACATTATGACTACCAAACATATTAACAGTGTTACGAACAAGTGATGTTAGTGCTTTAGGTTTACGACCCATATCACCTTTCATATCGCCTTTGTTAAATTGATCAACATCTGTAGGTGTTAGTAACATACCCAAACTATCAATAACAAACAGTACCTTAGGACGATCTTCTTCTGCCATTGCTTTGTAATCTGCCATAAATGTTGACACTGTTTTAGCAACATCGTCAATCATTGACATATTAAGTTTTAGTAGTTTATCTTCTGATGTGTCTACGTCAAGTGCTTGTAGCCATGCTTCGTCAAGAGCATTTTCTGAGTCAATAAGAACTACAAAGATACCCTGATCTTGTGCGTGTTTTACAATGTTTCCTGCACAAATATAAGACTTACCTGCGCCTGATTCTCCTGCAAACACACTAACTTTACCAAGTGGAACACCTTTGTTCCAATCACCTGAGATAAGATAGTTGAGTGCGTAATTACCTGTACTAATCCAGTCAGTAGGATCGTTAAATCCTGCACTCATGCCTGTAATGGATTTAGTTAACGAAGTTCGAAACTTCGTAGGATCAAATGCTTTTGATGCCATATTATTCTCCTATCTAAAAAGCGTGACAGCTATTAACTTTTGAAGTGTTGACAGGTAAACCATGAATCTCTGCTTCGGTTTCGTTAATAGCTGTCGTGTTGTTTTACTGTCCTTGACGTGCTCTAATCATTGCTAGAATGTCTTGGGCGTTGCCACCTTCTGCAGGAGCCGCTTCAGCCGCTGGTGCTGGAGTTGCTGCTGGTGCTGCCTCTGCTACTGGAGCAGGTGCTGCCTCAGGTGCAGGTGCTGCCGCTGGTGTAGTAGCCGCAGGAGTCGTATTAGGATCACCTGTACGTGCTGCCATACCTGCTGGACGGAAATATTGTCCCCAACGATCAGCATCAAATGCTTCGCCGTCTACTGACGCTTCAAACATTTCTTGCATGACCTTAAGTTCAACATCACCTGGCTTTTTAGGTAGGAAGTCACTTAGATTAAACAAGCCGTGTGTGTTAACTGCTGCCATCTCTGCATCACCTAGTGGACGCTCTCTACGTGCCCAATTACTTGTGCCGTAATCTGCATAACCACCTTTTGATGTTTTGTTAAGACGGAAGTCTACACCTGCTGTGTAATCTGTTGGCAATTCTTCCATATCAGGATCCATAAGTGCCTGCTTAATAATCTGGAAGATTTGTGGACCAATAATAAAGCGTCTGATTGGGTTTTCAGGTGCTTCATCGTCCGCTAGTGGATTGTCCGTTACAAAGCCTTGAAAAATGTAAGAACGCTTCTTCCAATACTTGCGACCCATATCTTCTAAACTTGGATCTTTAAACCAGCCACGTACTTCATTAAGAATATTACATGTCTCGCCATACATTTCCATACATGGAACTTGTACTTGTACTGGACGTGAATTTGTATCACCCTTTACACCAGCAAATGGAAGTTTGATCATCAAACGTTCTTTCCAAAAGAAAGTGTTGTCTGCATCGCCATCAGGAAGGAAACGGAACGTTGCGCTCTCGCCTTCTTTAATATTCCAAAATGGGTAAATTGGGTTTGGACCGCTTGGTCCATTTGAACCGCCTGCTGAACGGTTTTCTTGTTCTTTGAGCTTTGCTCGGATTTCTGCTAATGATGCCATAGTTGTGCCTCCTATAATGTTATGCCTATGTGCTTTGTGCCTTTTTAACTTTGTAGCACAGTATATATAATATACTCTACTACTTAGCGTGTCAAGTCTTTTCTTAAAAAAACTTGAAAAAAATCAATGGATTGTGCATCCAATTTTATTTAGCCAATCTTTATAGACCGGCTAAACTTTTGATACTGTCTAGTTCTGTGTTATCTTGTACTACAGGTTCTTCTTCTTTGTAGCCCATTACTTCTGATACACGATGATTAATTTTCTCAAGAAACTGTTTTGCTGGAGTGATAAATTGTTCTCCGTAATCTTTTTCAACCATAGTAAGTACTGCTGTTTCACCTTTTGGAAACTGTCCAGTTGTGTAATCAAAATAACTTAAGATAAACTCGCCTAATGGTGTCTTTTGTTCTTCTTCTGCTTCAACTTCAATGTCGTTATCTTCACTATGTTCTTCTGTAAACTGTCCCATCAGTTCTTCAAACGCATTTTCAATTTGTGATTCGTAATTTGTAAATCCACCAGGTGGTAAGCCTCTGCTTGCACCGTCTGGTCCTGTTCCCATTGAGTAAGGAATTTCAAGAACTTGACCAACTTGTAGTTGCTGTGGATTAGAAATGTTATTCATATCCATAATATCTTTTACAAATTGTTTTACATCGCCGCCCATGTTGTTTTGGTCATTAAGTGCTTGAGCAATACTAAAGATAGTCATGCCTGGACGAACTTTAACGGTGTTTGCTGGTCCTTGTATTCTATCAAAAGAACCTGTGCCTCTAATATTTCTATCATTGTCTTGTGGTGCATCAGTTTCGCCTAGTAAATCGTCTGGGGTTAATTCTTTAGCTTTATTTGCTTCACTTACTAGTTTGTAAATGTAAGGAAATACATCTGATAGTTCTTCATTAAATTGTTTGATAGTTAATTGATCAATCCAATTTTCAGCAACATCTTCCGGAACGTCTTCTAACATAGGTGTCTCAAATGCACCAAATGTTTCTTTATAAAAATTTTCTCTTTGTAAGCCTTTTAATGTTTTACGTATAGATTCCATTCTTTCTGAAACTATACTAACATAATCTTTTAATCCTTCTGCCATTACTGCTGAACGATTCATATATGTTTTAAACTTGCGTAGTTTGCTTAACTCTTCTGACATGCTAACAATGTGTTTTCCAAAGTCATCATAAGGTGCACCGCCTTCTGATACGTGTCTTGCCATTGCTCTTGCACCACTTAGGTGTTTGTAAGGATATTTAAATCTTTCACCGTCATTGTTTTCAACATATATTGTACCAATATGCCTTGTTCTGTCAGCTGCACTTTCTTGGTTTACAGGTGCGTTATGTTTAATAGAAACTCTTGCGTTTCCTATATTTTGAAAACTAGTCTTACTAGTTCCGTACATTGTTGATTCTGTCATTGTATCTTCCCCGGTGCGAGTTAATGCTAAAAATTTGTAGTCTCTACGATCTAAATTAGACTTAGTAATATTTCTAGTGTCAAAATTTAATAGTCTTTTTTTGCTAAACTGTCGTAATTCTTTTAAAAAGTTATACCAGTTGTCTTGTGTCATTTGATCTTCATTTGCAACAAAGTCGTTGCTATACATAACAGACACACTGTTTTCATCTAAGCTAACACTAACTTTGCCAATTGTACGTCCATTCTCTTTATAATCAAAATCATAATAACGTGCTTCTGAAGGGATATTAGTAACTTTACCTTCGTCGGTGCCGATAGTAACGCTTGGAAAACGTCCACGTATTTTATTAAATAGATCTTCTGCTATACTTTCTAAGTTCTTCATGTTAGTATTTATCCATAGTTGCTGCTAATGAAGATTGGCATAGGTGCTTCGTAATCTTCTAAATCTTCTGCTTGATTAAATGTATTATAAACTCTAGGATCCCAATCTTTTAGCACACTCATCATCCTTATTGCTAGTAGTGTTGCACTTATTAGATCATCAGTCATACCTGATTTTGCTTGATAGCTAGAACCAGTTGCTACAAAACCTTTAAGCTCAGATACAAGCGGTTTACTATGTACTATCATTTTATCGTTTTCGACCATTGTTTTTAATCGACTACATGCTGTAATCTTAGTGCTGTGTGTAGTATTAAACCCTTTACGAAACTTGCGCACATGTCCTTTGCGAATAGGTTCAGACACAAATAGTCCTGGTATATTCTCTTCCCCAAAATCGTTTATAACGATTAGTGCTGCTTCTCCGATACCGTTATTTTCTACACTCCAATATATGCCTTGTGGATTTTTAGTTTCTTGTTCTAAGTATTTGCATATATCTGACAATATTCGTATTTGTCCAGGTATAGCAGTAGTATTATGTTGCCATTCTGCTACTTGCTCATATGTAGGCAATTCTATTACTTGTATTGCTGCATAGTCTCCTCCTGTACCCATACTTGGATCAAGTGCTACTACATATGTATATTGATTAGTAGGTTTTTTATACCAACGTGTTTGACCCATATTTAATAAAGGACTTGTGCCCTCCATTACTGCTAGTTTAATTGAATTAATTAATGTTTCGTCAAATACCAAAAACTCGCAGCCGTATTCACGACGGAATTTTTCTTCACCAATGCGTCCAATTTCAGCATCACGCCATTCTTCATCACGATCTGGATGTTCTTCCCAACTAGCTCTAAAACTATGAAATCCATTAATACCTACTTCGCTTTCATTACCGTGATCGTCAAACTTTTGTTCTGCTTGTTTCCAAATAGTAGCAAAAGTATCTTCATCACTGTTTGGTGTGCTAGTAATAATAGCACGACCACCTGTTGCTAGTGTAGGTGAAATTGAAGTCCAAAACTCTTCCGCAATGTTAGGTTGCACAAACGCAAACTCGTCACAGTATAGTAGCGAGATACTCATACCACGTCCTGTGTTGCCTGTTGTTGTTTGACTTACAATACGACTTCCGTTTTCAAATTCAATACTACCTTTGTTGTAACTTGTAACACCTGCTCTAATATGATCAGGGCAAGTTTCATAAACATAGCGTATACGTGCCATAATCTCTTGCGCACCTGTGTATTTGTGTGCAGCAATTAGTATAGTTTGATCAGGATTAAACATTGCATACCAAGCAAGATAGATAGCCGCACAAGTAGTTTTACCAGTCTGGCGAGGCATCATGTTAATGTTAAAACGATATGTATGATAACTATGCATCAATCGTAATTGATATTCGTAAGGATCAAATAGCAATTTACCTTTTACAGGATGTTGAATGTATGCAAACTTACGTGCAAAGTGAAGATACCCTTCATTAGGATCCATACAAAGTGCAAGATCTTGTATTTGTTCTTCAGTATATGTTTCTTGTTTATTGGCTTTTTTAATTAATACGCCGTCGAGTGATGCTGCCATACAAATATTTATTCAAAAAAATAGGGCCCGTAGGCCCTATTTGGCGTGACCCCACCGTAGTTTAATTTTTCTTTTCGTTTTTTGATGCGTGTACTGCTTTGCGCTGTGCATCTGATTTATATTTGCCTTCGGTAGCTTTCTTTTCTTGTAGTGCTGCCCATAAAGTAGTTTTAATAGATTCGATTGCTGGATCTTTAACACGCTCTGAACCTTTTGGCTTAGCTCTATTAAGGCCGCCGCTTAAATCTTGAGTCATATGTTTGTGGTCTTGATAATCTTCGTCGCCTGCTGAATCTTCTGGTGAGTTAGCCCACTCTTCAACTTCGCCTTCTTCATCTTCTCCATTTAACAGTCTTGCCATATCTGACATAGAAAGACTTTTGTGTGAATCTACATCTGTATGCATAGCATCGTGTGCCATTGGCATGTCAATATGCTGTTCTGTATTTCCGCCTGCTAATTTAATTAAATCCATTAAGTCGTTTACATTTTCTTTTCCTGAAGCTGTAATGTTTACTGTTACAGGATTGCCTTTATTCATTTCTTGACTTGCCATCATTGGCATGTCACCGCATTCTTCAACTGATTTGATGGCTTCTAAAATTGACTTCATATCATTAACATTTTTAGCACCTGCTGATGGCTTTTCGCCAGCTGCTGCTGCATCCATGTTTTGTAATATTGTTTTCATGTCCATAATTATTTCTCCACTACTACTGCGTCGAAATCACGTTCTTTGCGAGCAGTTTCAAGTTCTTTAAGAAGCCCCATAACACGATTTTCTCCAACATCATCTTGTGCGCTTTCGCCGCCCATGTCTTCAGTGTTTAACATTGCTTCGTATGGTGTTTCTTCTGTTTGTTTTTGATAAGCCTCAATAGGATCGCCGTCTGCTCTAACATTTAGATGGGTTTGTGCTACCCCGCAGCATTGATATAAGTATTCTTGTAAAACATCTCTAGTAGTTGGATATTGAACTTCTACTTCCCAAGTAGTTACTTCCATGTTTTGTAATTGTGGGAAATCCATTGGTGTTTCTTGTATTGGAGCACGTTTTGGGCTTGAAACGTTAACTACTTTAAACTTTTCTAAATTTGTTTTAAGTTTTTCAGTAATATCTTCAGCACAAGGTCCTGCTATCCTTACAAGAAACTTGTATGTTTTTTTTGATTCTGTTAGAATATCTGTAAATGTTTTCATATTAACTTATCCTGCTTATATGTTATTTATCTTTATCTAAGCCTTTTAGTCTTTCTAACAGACTATTTCTGTCAGTGACAACATATCCTTCACCTTCAATCATGCCATCGCCTCCGGGCTTGTTGTCTTTGTCCATTTTTTCTTTTTTAAGTTGCAACTCAATCATCTTTAGTTTTTTATCCATTTTTGCAACTTTAGCATCTAATGATGTTTTTAACATGCCGCCTGCAACTTCAAAAACTCTACCGCTGTAACGGCTTTCTACATTCATACCTAAATCCATTAGATCTTCGTATGCCTCTAATGCTCGCGAAGCAATATCATTAAGCTCGTTGTCGGCCATTTCGCCAAGACCTTTAACAGCAGGAAGAGCTGATGCAATCTTATCAAGTTCTTCTATATCGCGTTTAGTTTCAGCTATCTCAACAATAGCAGTTTCTTTTTTTGTTTTTTTATCTTCTGCCTTTGCTTCGTTTACAATTTCTTTTGCATCTGGCAAATTTAATAATTCTTCTAATTTTTTGGTCATAGTCCTATACCATTATATGCTACTATTATTTATATCTTTCGAATACCCTAATAACTCAAAGTCTTTTTTATATGTATTATATATTTCTAATTGTGATTCTTCGTTATAGTATGATTTCCAATTATGTAGTCCTGTAGAATTAAATTTATAAAGAGGATCATCTGTTTCTAATTTATTTTGTATTAGTTTAAAGTCAGTTAATAAAGTTTCCATTTTTAAAGGGTTATCTACTGGCCAATAATTAGATTGTTCTATACCTAAAGGAAACCAAGGTAATATTTTACAAAATTCTAAAAATGTTATATTTTTGTATTCTTTTCTTAAATTATCGTGCCAATCATATTCAGGTGTTTTATGAAAATAATTGGCATGCGCAATTGACATTTCTCTAATATCAACTTCAAACAAATATCTGTATAAACTTACTGCACGAGCATAAGGATTTCTAAATACTGCAAATGTTGTACCTAAGTCTACATTTAACTCTTGCATTTCATTTAATGTTGCATGACTTGTAGGGTGTAATGTTTTAGCATTTTTACTATGTTGCATTATATAAGCACTAATGCTTTTTCCAGCTGTTTTAGGAACGTGTAAAAATGTCCAAGGATGATTTGTGCTATCATAAAATGTTATATTCATCTTCGGCGACCTTGATGAAAAATGTCGCCCTCGTTTACAATTCTAAATACAATTCCTTTTTGTTTACACCATGCTCTTGCTGCACCCCACTTTGCTTGATTAACTACATAGTGCAATTGATTAGCTCTTGATCTACCTAACTTTTCTTTAACTGTTTGGTTAGCAGGCTTAACTTCAATTAGTTCTACACGTTGCTTTCCGCCTTTGTCTGCATATGCGATAAAAAAGTCTGGCACATATATTGTATATTTTCCGCTAAGTGGATTTCTATAAGGAATTTTAATAGCTTCGCTTGCCCACTGATTTACACTAGGATGTTCGTCACAAAATCTCATAAAAGCAAATTCCCAACTTGATCTATATGTTGGTGTTTTTCCGCCTACGTATTTGTTTGGGTTTTTGAGAGTAAATTTTCCTTGAGCAAATCTTGACATAACATTACTTAAACCTTATCTTAATTCCACCCTTTAGATTTAAAGGACCTCTAGTAAGTGGTCTTAACGTAACATTATTACTTATTGTATATTCACCTTCGTATAACACAATAGGATCTGCTCCTGCTAGACTTTTAGTATTCAACCAACCACTATCATAAGGATCTGAATAATCATCACCTATGTACATTGTTGCTGTAGTCTGTTGTTCGATTGTATTTTTTATATAATCTTTAACATCACTCCAAATCCAGCCTCTGTTATGTTCTAACACTGTTGCTAAAAACCCGCAAGCAACAGGACATGCAGACGAAGTACCATTAAAGTATGTGTCATCAGCAGTGCCAGCATCAGCTGTTAGTCCTGTATATGTATTATCAAATCTTGTCTCAACACTTCCGTCACCAGGTGCAGCTGCCGCTAGTGTACCGTCAGCTGGTGCAAAACAATCAACTGCCGGTCCGCAGTCACTATAATATGCTTTGTTGTCTTGGCTACCTATTGCAGTGCCTTCGCCCCAATCGTCGTCTAACGCACCAATGTTTATAGTTCTAAATCTGTTATCATTTGTAGGGCCTAAACATTGAGGAAATCCTGGTCTATTTACACTAGCAAAAGCATTAAAGTAACCGCCTAATTCTACCTGGTTAGTTTGATCGATAGTAGCCCCTGTTGTATTCCAATGGAAGTTATCCCAATTAGGATGATCAGGTAACACTTGTTGTTGACTATCGTTACCTGCGGCAGCTACAAAAATCACTCCAGCTTCGGTCATTTCGTTACCTGCTGTAAACAAACTGTTAGGTTTAGGATAGTGCTTTACACGCCCGTCGCCATTTTCTCTAATAACACGATAGTTATTAGTAGCATTACTATTTGTAGTAAAGTTATAATCAGTACCTCTATAATTAGATTCGCCACTAGTCCTAGTGCTTACACGAAATCCCCAACTGTTAGAGCTTATTGTAGGATCTTGTGTATTATATTCTGAATTGATAGGTTTATTAAGATGGAAAATTTTCATTATGTCAAAGTATTGTTCAAAACCTAAAAATGCAGTACCATACACATCTACAACCCATTTATTTGCGTTATATGCCCAACCGTGTGTTTTACCAAATGTTAAACTTGCACACTGCGTTCCGTGTGTTCCGTTGCCAGGACCTACAGTATTAGATCCGTGTGCAGTATTTCTAGTATAATTTGTTGTTACTGTTACAGTACCTATGTTTGCAAATTGCGTTGAACGATTTGATCCATTACCCCACCAAGATCTCGCAACACTTTCTACTGGCACAATAGTTCCGTCCCAACGTGTTTCTAATCTATTAGCAGCGTCAGCATTAAAATAATCAGGGTCTATGTAATAAGGACCATCTAAAACTAAATCTAAAACATTACATAACGGTGCTGTTGCATTAAGTGCATCGCGTCCATCACGTTTGCTTAAGACATTACCGGGTATAAAATCTTGCGGAACAATTCCTGCTTCGCCGTTGTTCAACGACCCTGTATGAAATGTTTCATTCATA